GGCGGTGTGAGAATTGTTTGCTTCTGTGGTCAGGCGTTTCAGTTCGTTTTCGGTTTCGATGATCTCCCGCTGCAAAGCATCATACTGCTGCTGTGAGATTTCACCATTTGCAAGAGCCGTATTGGCTTGTTCTGCGGCAGTTTTCAGCACTTCCAGCTTTTCTTTGGTAGCTGTCACCGCATCGGCGAGGAGCTTATGCTTCTGGGACAAGAGCTCGGTGTTGGTGGGGTCAAGTTTCAGCAGTTTCTGCACATCTTTCAGCTGTGTCTGCGTCCCCTTGATGTCCTTGTTGACACCTTCCAGTGCTTTTGACAGCTTGGTGGTATCACCGCCGATTTCTACGGTGATGCCCTTGATTCTGTTTGCCATGTGGTTCACCTCCTCCGTGAGGGCATGAAAAAAGCACCTGCTTGATTATAAGCAGATGCTTTTTAGATTATTTATCAGCTTCACTCTGTAATATCTCAGCTAATTCTATCCATGCGGTTATGGTAAAAGACAGCTTTGTATTCTCATATGAATACCGCCATTCTATAAAATCGTCATTTTCTGCTTTCAAAAAATCAGTAAGACAGTTGTATGAAATGTTGCTAAATTTTGAAAAAACAACTTTTTTATTAAATGCTGTTTCTATTGAGGCCTTTTTATTCTGATCTAACGCTTGGAATAAATCATATATACCATGCAAACCTTTAAAGGTTCCTGTACTCTTACTAATAAGTACTTTAAGGAACAGTTCACATGAAAATACAGTATTAATTGCACAAGGGGTCATCAGTATCATTTCATCGTTGTTCTCAGGTGCGTTCAAGACTTTGGCTGCTTTTAGAAATGCTTTTGCACTTGCTAATGCTTCTTTTTGCTGCTCAGAATCCATAGAGTAAGTTTTCGCCATAACCAAAACTCCTTTTTACTAAATGTATTATAATCTTTATTATACCACATATTAGCTACAAAGTCAATTGTCAAAACGCATCGAAATCCGCCTGCCCAGCAACCTCATGCCAGCCGTCATATTTGTCATTCTCCCGTTCGGTGAACATATCATTCACCAGACCAATGGTCAGAAAATCCAAATCGCCCATTGACAAACCAAGCTGAACGCACCGCAACAAAAACAGCGGTGTGGTCATCGGTCGGTCAATCGGGCGATGTTTTTTTTAGACTTGACCTGTGTTTCTACATTCAAGCCCCAGAGGTCAATCAGCTGTGGCAGGATTTCGTAAATGCTGAACGTGTTGAACTGTTCCAGCCATTCATCCGGAGAAGCCGGAATGGCTGCATCGGCGTGTTTTGCCATGATATAGGCGATGTTCTCAAACACCTCAAGGCTCTCGATGTCCAGTGCAGAGGATTCCTCTGTATTTTCTCCCACAGACTTTTGCAGTGCTGCAAAGTCCTGATAAATATCTCTGCGAAATTTCAGACGATACAGTCTGGGAACTGCCGCACTTGCCTTAAACGGCACATCAATCCCATCAATGGTGATGTTCTTCTGAATTGCCATGCTGCACCCTCCTTACGCTTTTACAGATGCTGCGGATGCTTTACCACTCTGTACAGCGGCAGCCAGATTTGGCATATATACCGCCTTGTACCAATTCTCATAAACCTCGGCATCCGTTTTCTCACAGGTTTTAGTTTTTACCAAACCACTGTTCAATGCCGTTGCGGTCAAAGACAGCGTTTCTGTTTTAACTTCCTTTTCGTCCTCAATGGTGCTGGATTCTGTTGCCGGACGAGAGGCAGAACAACAGAACAGACAGTGACGAATCTTGTTCTTGTCGCCGCTGAATTCAAACAGCAGTGCAAACTGGGATACTTCCGCAGTATTGGTTTCCGTGAGAACGCCCTTTTCATCCAGCTTCTCACCGAGAATGTCTGTCGCAAACTCAAGCGGAACCAATGCAATTTCAAGATCGCCGGTGTAACCAGAGTTATTGTTGATCACATAGTACACACCATCGTCAGCGTAAAAATTGGATGCTTCACCTTCTGCATCGATAGACAGCGACACTGCACCGGGAATGCGAACTGGCTTTGCAAAAGTCGGTACACCTTCTTCATCATAAGAAGTGATTTTTGCATAGTGAACTTTGTTCAGACCGAACTTTACCTTGTTTTTCTCCATTGCCATATAGATCAAACCTCCATCTCATAGAGCACTTCATACAATTCTTCCGAATCAATGAATAGTTCTGTTTTTGTGTAATAAATTTCATGCTGGGAAAGCACTGACTCCACCTGTTCTTCCAATTCCGGCAGTTTTTTATCCGTGTACAATTCAATGTCCAGCTGTTTGCAACTGAAATATGCCACATTATCTGCAGAAAATGGATTCTCTCCAGGAGAGAGAAACAACAGAAAAGGCGGTGCAGGGCTTTCGCCCTCGGCAAAATGATGGTAGGCGAAAGGCAGTCCCATTTCCTCCATCATTTCTGCGATTTCTTCGTAAGTCATGACAACGCCTCCTCAATTAAATGCTCCAGCAACTGTACACCGTTTTCTTCCGCAGGAGCAATGTGCGGTTTGCCGGATACCCGACCACCGCCACGCTTGGCATGGCCTTTCTCCAACAAATGTGCCAGTTGGTAACGATTCTTACTGTGGACAGTCATCTCCAAAGAGTGACTGTTTTCACCAGTCTTTTTCGTTGCCCAGCTTTTTGCATATTTTCCGGTGTCCTTCGGAGCATTGGCGGAGATCTCGTTTTTCACTTGCGTGGCGGTTTTCCGGACAGCCTTTTTCATAGCAGTATCTGCAAGGTCTGCATATTCCTGCAAGCCCTGCATGATTTCCTCTGCAAGATTGTCAATACTGGTCATTTTGTCCTGCCTTTCTGGCTTCTGCAGTAAGTTTCAGATAGTCCTTGTGCAGATAATCCGGTGTAACACTGGTGATGTTGTATGTGACATCCCGAAACAAGATTCGGTTGCCAGTTACAGACGGCATCCAGTTTCGACTTTGCCGAATGAGGAATTCCAGCGTTTGTGTTTCTTTGGTCACACCAGCGTCCGTATGCTCCGCAGAAGCTTTCAAAGTCACTTTTGCCCAGCAGGAAAAGGCTTCGTCCCACACAGCGGTGTGATTGCCGATTTCATCGGTAACGACACGATTCTCCAGAAAGGTGATTCGCTGATTGAGTGTTCCAATTTCCATTACATCACACCCTCTCGCTGTGCAAACAGCATGGCACGAAGTGTTAATGTCAGCTTGGAAAAGTCTGCGGTATTGCGGTTTTCATAGAGATAAGAAACTGTGTAGAGCATTGCTGTCCGCACCACATCTTCGTTCTCCGAAAAGCGTTCCTCGTCCATTCTTCCTACATCCATTATCAGCTGTTTTGCAGTTGAAATAAGAGAGAAAAGCAATGTATCATCATCTTCAAAATCAACTCGCAGATACTGCTTGACTTCCTGTAAAGTTACCACCCACTCCAACCCCTTTCTCTGATTACGCTTTCTTGATGGTAAGTGTCTTGATTGCTTCCGGAAGAATCAGCTTGCCGTCCAAACGCTGCGAAGCAAGGAAACCAACCTGACCAGTCATAGCAAAGAGTTCATTCAGTCTCTTGAAAGAGCGTCCCTGTCTGTCAGCCACCCAGTAATAACTAAAGTCACCGAATGCCATGCACTTATTGCCTGCTTTGATTTCCGGCACATAGCTGGATGTCTTGTAAGGACGATTGAGAATGGTATCCGGAACACCAGCCTGCACAGACGGACTCCAAATGTAGTTTCCGGTGCTGTCCTTCAGCTTACGAAGTGCCTTTACTGTAGAATCGTTCAGTACCCATACAGCTTTCTTCCGATACGGGCTTCTCAGAGAATAGAACAGTTCCAGAACATCATCGAAAGTGATATTTGCAGTGCTGGTTGTTGCCCCGCTTTCTGCACCGCCCGTTGCAGCGAAGATACCGGTCGGCTTGCCCTTGCCATCACCAATGAAGAATGCCTCTTCTTCCTTTGCACCGATTCTTCTTGCAAATTCTTTTGCAATATAGGACGGCAGGTCAAAAGCAGCATCATTCAGCAGTTCCTCAGAGATCTTAATTGCTGTGCCAACCTTGTACGCACCGAGGGAAGCCTGTCCAAAGGTATCATCCGACAGCTTATATGCGTCCTCCTCATCCATCCAGGCAGCTTCGCCCTTAGAAGTAACGATGGGAATCTTTCGATCACCGGAGGAAGTTTTGATAACGGTTGCCAGCTGCCGGAAAATGTTTTCTTCGGTCAGGGCTTCTACCAGTTTTCGTTCGTGAGGTAGCAGTGTGCCGCCTTATCATCTTTCGATGACAGGTTTGCACAAAGCCCCTCCCAAACCGTGCTTACACCTCTCGATGTACACGGCTTTCCATTCATTATTGACATGTCATTTATTTTGTTCCCTGTGAATCTTTTTGAAGCATTTCGGGCAAACAATCAACGTTTTACGTCTCATGTGAAGCATTTTCTTGCCCCATTCCGTAGTGCTTTTCAGATTCTTCATTTTACCTGCATGATAAATACAGCAGGAATCACTATTATCACCACACAGCTCACATACCCCTGCGCTTAACCGCACATATTGTGACAGCTTTTTCGGGTCAAAGGATTTGTATTGCCATGGGTCTTTATCGGACATCAACTTACCGGCTTTGCAGTCAGCTAACGAGACAAGCTTTGCATATTTGATACCGCCTTTAACTTCATGGGGAATAGCCCATTTGCCATCATGACGATATTTTTGGATGATTTTTCTCGTTGTGCTGTTGCTTTTGCTTGCAAGCGTCTTTAGACAGCTATATTCCATAAGATAACGGAAATAATTCAGCTTATCATAATTCGCTGCTAAGCAGTAATAATTGCAAATGCCACGGATTTGTGCATTATACCTGTTCACAATATCCACTTCCGAAAGATGTCTTAATCTTGGAACGCAAACCGCCCAGATTTCTCCGTTTGGTTTTTGTTCTATGATGTCGTTTTTGAACAGGAACTGCATGATCTTATCTTCGAGAGGTACAGTTAATTCTACAGAGTTATTCAGCGTTCTTTGTTTAACACCGTTTGCCTTTTTCTTTATCTTCTGGCTTCGGCGTACCGCAACGTCATAACCAAGGAAACGTACTCGTTCAGCACTGTGTGTGATCTTTGTTTTCTCAGCACTCAACTCTAAATGGTACTGCGTTGATAGAAATTCTCTCAGAATCTCTTTAATTTCTTCACAGTCTTCTCTGCTTCCGCTGATTCCAATTAGAAAATCATCAGCATATCGGCAGTATACAAGCTTTTTATCGTCGGACATTCTTGCGGGCGTTTTCAATTTTTGATTGCACACCGCTTTATATTCCTTGATTGCAAGCTCACGTTCCTCACCTTTTACCCTGTCAATCTTCTTTTGAAGTGTCTGCCTTCTTTTCGCTAAATGAAGATATTCCGGTGTCTGGTGTCGTGTAGACTGCTTATCGAACTTTTCCTTGAGTTTCATGACTTTCCGGTCAAGCTCATGCAGGTATATATTTGCCAGAATAGGGGAAATGATTCCGCCCTGTGGTGTACCGGAGATTGTGGTATGATATTGAAAATCTTCCACATAACCTGCTTTCAGGAAAGCTCTGATAATATTGATAAATCTGCTGTCCTTGATTTTGACTTCTAACGTTTTAATAAGCACTGCGTGGTCTATATTGTCAAAGCAACCCTTGATGTCGCCTTCTATGAACCATTTTACAGAACGAAAATTTGTCTTTATCTGGTCGAGAGCTGTATGACAACTTCTCTCCGGTCTGAAACCATGTGACTGGTCATAAAATAACGGTTCATAGATTGCTTCCAGAAACATTCTAACCGCCTCTTGCAGAAGTTTATCTCGAAATGACGGAATACCCAGTGGGCGCATTTTTCCGTTCTGTTTCTTGATATATTCTCTGCGCACAGGCTTCGGTTTGTACTTTCCTGACCTCAATTCTTCAATCAGTTCATGCACATATTCAGCACTAAAACCGTCAGCAGTGTCGTTGTCACTTCCGGGAGTCATTGCTCCACTGTTTGCATATAATTTCTGGTAAGCTGCAAAATAAATGTCCTCTCTCAGAAGGTAGCGAAAGAGTCTTGTAAAGACTCCGTCGTGATGTTCCGAGGAACTTTTATTGACACGCTCCAAAATCTCCGATGTTGGATTCATGAGGATTCTCCTCCCTTTCATCTTCTTACTTTGGAATTAACAAACTGCTTCCCTTCGCCATGTAGTGGGCGTTATCCACCTCGGACTACTACGGAAGCTCCGTTGCCATATGGAATATTCAGTCTCGAATAGACATAGCCTTTCGGCATTTCCACTTAGGCAATCCCTGTTTAACGATGCTTATAGGCAAGTGATAACTGTCGGATATCATTTCGGTTTATCTCACGTGTTCTCACGCTTGCTTCATGACCTATAGCAGACACCATAACGAATTCAATATTATGGTGGGGTCATGAGAGTGGTTTCAGGATAATTTCCACACCCTCCCACGAAAAAGGAGCTAACCTTTGCTTTGGCAATCCAGCCTTATCCTTATGTTATCTTGTCATTGCAGGTACTACTCGCCTCATATCCTTTTGACGTTTCCTGCGTTTCTGCCGTGCTGTGTTCCCGTGTCCAGTTTCCTGTCATCGGTTAGGCAGATTGACAACCGCTCTGCTGTGCGGTGTAGAGCCTAATCTACTGTAAACATCGCCTTTTACAGGCGCACAAACTCATCTGGAACAAGATAGCCGCCCTCTGCATCTGTACCAATGTGCAAATCATCATGGACATCGATCCAGTTGCGGTTTCTGACGCTGTTCCAGAAGGCCTTCTTGTAAGTGTCGCTTGCTGTACCTGTCTTTTCCGTTACATTCGGAGTTGCAGGCTTACCGAGAACAGGAGTGGAAGTTGCCTTGTTCATTTCAGCTTCGATTTCAGCCTGTCGTTCCAGACGCTGAATTTCTTTTCCGAGATCAACAATGATCTGTTCCATTGCATCATAGGTCTTGGAATCTTCTTCGCTGAGAACGCCGTTTGCATTTCTCTTACTGTCGAGAAAATCACGGGCAGTGTCCCAAGCCTTCTTTCTCTTTTCTCTGAGTTCTTTAATCGTCATAG